TGGTTCATCAGGAACATCAGGGACAGGATTCAACACAATAAATAGTGCAAGTGGTAGTCGTTTAATAATAAGTGACGGTACAAATAATGCGGCAACTGCATCTGCTGGTATTACATATTCATCTCCAAATCTAACAATTACTGGTAGTACATCCGCGACTGCAACTTCTAACAGATTTCTAATACTTCGCCACGATTCTACTGGAACTACTACAACTGATTTTGGTGTTGGTATAGATTTTCGTGGTGAAGATGCTGCTGGAACAACGAATGTTCAAATAGGAACACTTGATTACGAGTGGGATAGGGCAGATACTGGTCTTACATGGGGTAAGACTGAAATAAATCTTTCAATGAGTGGTAGTCTGAGTGGATCGAAAATGATTCTACCATTTGCAGAAAATTCATTTGGTGGTAATTCTCGATATACGGCTGTCCATACAAAGGTCGGTGATACCGCCGGTAGGTATCCAAATTACCGAGTTTATATGTACCGCGAAACAACGAATGGAAATAACACTCCAATGATTTTTGGTGATAGTGCAGACTCACTTGCTTTACCACTGGCAAATGATACAACATGGATGTACACGGCATATATTGTTGGTAGAAGAACAGATGCTGATAATGAAAGTGCGGGGTATTGGATTCAAGGTGTTATTGATAATAACGCTGGTGTAACTGCATTAGTAGGTGTCCCACAAGTAACGGCAGTAGAAGATACTGTTGGGTGGAATGCAACAGCGGTAGGAGGAACTGGTCTTGCATTTTCAGTTCAAGGTGCAATCGGTTCAACCGTTCGTTGGAACGGATATGTTGATATTGTTCAAGTTAGTGGATAAGGAGTAACATAATGTCAAATTGGTCACAAGATTTACGAGGTGTAAAGAATCTGTCAGAAGTAAGTGCAAGTGCCAGTATAAGTTCTGGAACACTTACATTGGATTTGAGCACCGCCGGTGTTTTTTATGTTAGTCTAAATGCGGATATAACATCACTTACAATTTCAAATGTTCAAAACGTTGGTTCATCTGCATTTACACTTATATTTACCGCCGATGGAACACCAAGGGCTGTTGCATGGGGTGCAAGTGTGTTATGGCCATCCGGTAATGCACCATCGTTGACATCCACTAACGGTAAAAAAGATGTATTTTCATTGATTACACTTGACAGTGGTACAAATTGGTATGGATTTGTTGGTGGACAAAATTTGTAAAGGTAACGTGATATGCCGTTTATAAAAAATGCAATATTATTAGTTGGTAAATCATACACACCGGTGCCTGCACCTCAAATCGGTGAAGTTGCGGGCGGAGAGTCACATAGTGTATTCATGGATTTGAATACGAATAAAACTTGGGGGTGGGGACTGAATACCGCTGGTCAACTTGGTGATAATTCTACACAATTAAAAGTAACACCAGTATCTGTTGCCGGTACAACAAAAACTTTCTGTCAAATTTCAGCTGGTCGTTCACATACACTTGCCATAGATAAAAACGGTCAAGCTTGGGCGTGGGGGAGCAATGGCACCGGCCAACTCGGTACTAACTCGGTAACACCTCGATGTACACCAGTATCTGTTGCCGGTACAACAAAAACTTTCTGTAAAATTAGTGGAGGCAGTGCGCATACTGTTGCCATAGATAAAAATGGTCAAGTTTGGGGATGGGGATTTAACGGAAGTGGTCAACTCGGTAACAACTCTATCGTATCACAAAGAACACCAGTATCTATCCTTGGTGCAACAAAAACCTTTTGTCAAATTAATGGAACTAACTCTCTCTTTACAGTTGCCATAGATAAAAACGGTCAAGCTTGGGGCTGGGGAAATAATGGCAAAGGACAGCTCGGTAATAATTCCTCATCATCAAGATGTACACCAGTATCTGTTGCCGGTGCAACAAAAACTTTCTGTCAAATTTCAGCAGGTGGTGATATATCTGGTGACGGCCACACTGTTGCCATAGATAAAAACGGCCAGGCTTGGGCATGGGGGTTGAACTCAAGTGGAGAACTTGGTGACAACACTGTGACATTGAGACTTACACCAGTATCTGTTGCCGGTGCAACAAAAACGTTTTGTAAAATTGCAGTTGGTAGGTATCACACTGTTGCCATAGATAAAAACGGTCAAGCTTGGGCATGGGGAATCAATAGCTCTGGAACACTCGGTGACAACTCTACAACATCAAGACTTACACCCGTATCTGTTGCTGGTGCAACAAAAACATTTTGTAAAATTACTACGGGTTGGAGCCACAATATTGCCATTGATAAAAATGGAAACGTTTGGGCATGGGGGTTATTTGAAAATGGTCAACTAGGTGACAATACCATCGTATCAAGAAGAACACCAGTATCTGTTGCCGGTGCAACAAAAACATTTTGTCAAATTGCTGCTGGGTCTTCTCATACCGTTGCAATTGATAAAAATGGAAAAGTTTGGGCATGGGGCCTGAACGGATTTGGCCAACTCGGTGACAATACCATCACATCACAAAGAACTCCGGTCTCTATTCTCGTTGCAACAAAAACATTTTGTCAAATTGCTGCTGGGTCTTCTCATACCATTGCAATTGATAAAAACGGTCAAGCTTGGGCATGGGGAGTCAATGTCTCTGGAACACTCGGTGACAATACCATCGTATCAAGAAGAACACCAGTATCTGTGTTGGGTGCAACAAAAACATTTTGTCAAATTGCTGCTGGGTCTTCTCATACCGTTGCAATTGATAAAAACGGTCAAGCTTGGGCATGGGGATTAAACGGTACCGGTGAATTAGGTGACAATTCGATTACATCAAGAAGAACACCAGTATCAGTTTTGGGTGCAGTAAAAACCTTTTGTAAAATTGCAGCAGGATTTAACCACACCGTTGCCATTGACAAAAATGGGAGAGCTTGGGGGTGGGGATTTAACAGTACCGGTCAATTAGGTGACAATTCGATTACCCAAAGATTAACACCAGTATCCGTTCTTGGTGCAGTAAAAACCTTTTGTCAAATTGCAACAGCTGCTTGTCACACCGTTGCCATTGACAAAAATGGGAGAGCTTGGGGGTGGGGATTTAACAGTACCGGTCAATTAGGTGACAATTCGATTACATCAAGATTAACACCAGTATCTGTCCTTGGTGCAGTAAAAACCTTTTGTAAAATTGCAGCAGGTGGTAGTTACACCGTTGCCATTGACAAAAATGGAAAAGTTTGGGCATGGGGCCTAAATAACGTCGGTCAAGTCGGTGACAATTCGGTTGCATCAAGAAGAACACCAGTATCTGTGTTGGGTGCAACAAAAACATTTTGTCAAATTGCTGCTGGTTTTTGCCATACCATTGCAATTGATAAAAACGGTCAAGCTTGGGCATGGGGCCTAAATAACGCCGGTCAAGTCGGTGACAATTCAGGAAACCGACTAACACCTGTACGTGTTTGTAATTTGTAATTCAATTCAAAGTTTAGTATATTATAACGTTATGTTTCATTTTGAGAACTTATTTAGTTATGAAAAAATCCGATTACTTGGTCTTAACGATTTCCATTGGAGACCACTATAAGAAAGTTTCTGAACTTTCTCTTCCGTCAATAAAGGCATATGCAAAAAAGATAGGTGCCGATTTTCTAAACATTGACGAATTCAACAAATACTATATTACACAGAAATGGAACAAGTTCCATATTCATGAATTGTTGAATCAATACAAACGGATTCTTTACTTGGATATTGACATCCTCATACGTGAAGATACACCGAACTTATTTGAGATAGTTCCTGAAAACAAACTTGGTATGTTCAACGAAGGAAGATACACACCAAGATATGAATATCTTGAACAGGCATCAGAATACTACGGAGAACCACTAAAACCGTGGAACGGCCCATTTTACAATTCGGGTGTAATGGTTATATCTAGAATTCATAAGCCAATCTTCAAGTTACCAAAGGGAATTGACTTTGTAGAAACAGATCAACCTTATATCAACCTACGAATTCTCAATGATAGTGTTGATATGTTTGATTTAGATTACAAGTTCAACCGAATGGATGTGTTAGACAAATTCTGTGGTATATCCCGTTTAGATTCTTACATTGTTCATTACGCCGGTGCACCGGAACAGTTACAGTTAGAAGTAATGAAGAAAGACATCGAACAATGGAAATTAGATTCACCGAAGTATGAATATACGCGAAACATTCTTATTTCAGTTACAGCCGGTATGGGAGACCAACTTTGTGCAGAACCTGCAATCAGATACACACAAAAGATGTATCCTAGTGCAAACATTCATGTTGTAACTCATTTCCCTCGTTTATTTGAACATCTTTCTTGTTCTGTTTACAATTACGATCAGTGGAAAGGGATCAATGATGCAATCATAACGATGCATAGTTGTCCAGAAATTGGTCAAGCAGATCACAAGATGTCTCACGTTCTTTTCCACCCGACGGATTTTGCATCAATGTCAATGATTAGAAGAACAATTCCAAACGAAGAAAAAACAATCAAGTTGAAGTTGGAAGCCGATGATACGATGTCTGTTCTCAATCTGTTAGAAGGTAAGAAGAAAGACAAACCAACAATAGTGGTTCATGCTGGTAAGTGGTGGCCTTCAAAAACTCTCCCACAAGAATGGTGGCAAAAGATTGTAGACAAGTTATCGGAAAAACTAACGGTAGTTCTCATTGGTAAAACAATAGATGAAAATCAAGGTTATCTTCCGATTCAATGTCCAAAAGACGGAATCGATCTTCGAGATCTAACAACATTGGGTGAATTGATGTCTCTTATTTCACTTTCTCGTTGTCTTCTTACCAACGACTCTTCACCACTTCATATTGCCGGTGCGTTCGATAATTGGATCGTAACGATTCCAACGTGTAAACACGAAGATCATATTCTTCCTTTCCGTAATGGAACTCAATACTACAAGACAAAGGCACTTCGTAAAGGACTTCTCCTTGACGATTTGGAAATTCGTCACACGGAATTCCACACAGATACAATTGATCTAATTCCAGAAGGAAAGACATTATACGATTACATTCCAGAAGTTGATGAAGTTGTAAAGGAGGTGTTTGACATCTATGATAACAACCGATAACAAATTCGAGTCATACCGACCACTTATGAATGAGTGGGAGTATAAGTTCATCGAGAAGTTTCTAACTCCCGATGATACACTTCTTGAATGGGGAAGTGGTAACTCAACTCTATACTGGTCGGGTATCGTTTCAAAGGTAATCTCAATCGAACACGATATTGATTGGATAAATTCGTTGGGTAAGGTAATAGATGCTTA